ATTAGATTTACAAAATACACTTATTGACCCATATTTCTGGCCAGAGATAGAACAATACATTTAGTCTTTATTTTCACTTTAAACTTACTATCTTAATATAAATTTTGAATTTTGGATAGAGTTTTATTTAAATCTAATAAAATAGGGATTAAAAAATCACCCGTACATGGTTGGGGTGTGTTTGCTTTAGAGGATATTGAAATCGGTGACACAATCGAGGAATGTCTTTACGTTCCAATAGAAACTTATAACGAAGGTGACACTATAATACATTATTCATTTCCATACCCAAGAGTTTTTGGACAAATTAAAGATAGTAATAAAAAAATAGATAAATTAATTCAAGTAGTTGTATTGGGTTATGGTTCATTATATAACCATTCTTTAAACCCGAATGTTGATTATATAACCAACACTGAATTAGATATATTTGAATTTATATCATTTAAGAAAATAAAAAAGGGTGAGGAATTATTTATAAAATATGACAATAACCCAGTGTTTATTAAAAAGGAAAAGATAGTTTAATTAATATCATCACCATAGATATCAGTCTTAGGTTTACACCTTTCTCTGATTAATTTTTCTACAAACGCAAACATCTTAAGACCATTCTTTTCACAATACTCTTTTAATAGTTTATGTGTTTGTGGTGTTATTTTTAAGTTTTTATCCCTTTTCATATATTATAAATATATGGGTATGACAAAAGTAAGACAAAAATCATACTATTTTTTGTTGTATAACAACAAAATAAAATTTTTCTAAAAAACTAGCATATTTATAAATAAAAGAATTACATAATATAATATAAAAAATAAAATAAATGGCATCAACAGATAAAATTTTTGTAAGTCCAGGTGTGTTCACATCGGAGAAGGACTTAACATTCGTAACTAGACAGGTTGGGGTGACAACTTTAGGGTTATTAGGTGAAACACCTAAAGGTCCAGCGTTCGAACCAGTATTCATTTCTAATTACAATGAGTTCATTAGTTATTTTGGTGGACTAAATCCTGAAAAATTTAAGGGTAATGGGTTTCAAAAATACGAATTAAATTACATTGCAAAATCATTTTTAACTCAAACAAACCAACTATACGTAAGTAGAGTTTTAGGTTTATCAGGATATGACGCAGGAAATGCGTGGTGTATTACATTGGATGCGGCACACGATCCAGCAACCGAAGAAAGTGTTTCCACTGGTGCAACGGATGGGGTATTATCATACACCGCAACAACTGCAGGGACACCAGTAACTATGGATTTTACTGATCCTCTTTTACAAGCACTATATGATGGTGGTGAAATATCAGGATCGTTTACATCTATTGGTTTACTCGATACTGGACAAACAATTTCAATACCGTCTCCAGCGTATATAAAAGATGAAACAGCTTGTACTTTTAGTGGTGCAACTTTTGATTTAGAAATAACTGAGACAGGGACTACAGGTTCTTTTGTAACAGGTGCAACTACAGGTAGTGTAGTAACATATACTGCAAGTTGTTATAGTGATATCGATGGTAGTGTGATTGCAACACTTAGATCAAGAGGAACCTATGATGGTAATGAAGATTTAATATATGACGTTACAGGTGCGACTGATGTGGTTATGGCTAATACAACAAACTTACCTACTAACGCTTTAGCTTCATTTCAAATTACTGGTACATCAAGTGCTGGTGTATCAATAGATTATGATGTGTCAATGGACAAAACATCTAAAAACTATTTAACTAAGGTATTTGGTAGTTCGGTACAAGATAAAGAAACTGAATTATTTGTAGAGGAAATATATGGAAACGTATTAGAAGATTTGGTTACTAATGAAAAGGTAAGAGGTTTAGATACTACATTTGTTTCTATATCTGCAGATAGTACAAACAATTTAAATGATTATAAAGAAAAATGGTTGTCATCATACACCCCTTGGGTATTATCGGAACTTAAAGGTACTGGTGCAGGTTCAACATTACAGAGGTTGTTTAGATTTATAACAATATCTGATGGTAATGCAGCCAACGAAGATGTTAAATTTTCAATTGTAAATATCAGACCAGATAATAAAACATTTGATTTATTAATTAGAAACTTTAATGATACAGATGCTAACCCATCGGTAGTGGAGAAATTCTCTAACTTATCTATGGATAGTACAAGTAATGGATATATTGCTAGAAAAATAGGTACTGCAGATGGAGAATATCTATTAAGAAGTAAATATATAATGGTAGAATTGTATGATGAAAATGATCCAGATTTAAAAAATCATTTCCCATCTGGGTTTGAGGGTGTTTTAAATAGAACATACGTTGGTGATCGTTCTGCAATTGCACCAAAAATAGAATATAAAACTGCGTATGGGACATCACTTACTACCGCACAACTAAGAAGAACTTATTTAGGTTTAAATAGTTCCATAGGTGTGGATCAAGATTTCTTTGATTATAAGGGGATAAACGCACAAAATGATGGTGTATTAGACGCCAATGATAAAAACACATATAGTGGTAAAACAGATGGTTTCCATTTAGATGTCAATGCAACTGATGGAGTTATTGATGCTGGTTCCGCTTCTTATACACCAACACTACAAGTGGGTGTGTCCGCATTTACTACTGACGCTGGTTTAGTTGGTGGTCCTTATGAGAAATTAGCGGCTAGAAAATTCACATTCGCACCTTTCGGTGGATATGATGGATGGGATGAATATAGAACACAAAGAACCAATGGGGACAATTACACCAAAACAGGTAGTAAAGGATCTGTAGGGTTTACAAGTGGATTATTTTCAACGTATATAACTTCTGAAGGTGATGATGGGATTACTTCTGATTATTACGCATTTTTAGATGGTATATATACATTTAATAACCCTGAAGCTGTAAACATTAATGTGTTTGCATCACCAGGTTTAGATTTAGAAAATCAAATTGGATTAGTTGATAACGCTGTCGATATGATTGAAGTTGATAGGGCTGATTCACTTTATGTTATAACAACTCCAGATGTTGATGCGGATAACGAACCTTTAAGTCCAGATCAAGCTGTTGATTTGGTTGAGGATTCTGGAATCGACTCTAACTATTCAGCCACATACTGGCCATGGTTACAGATGAATGACACAGAAAATAACAGATACGTATGGTTACCACCTACTGTAGAAGTTATGAGAAACATCGCACTGACAGATAATGTAGCGTTCCCTTGGTTCGCAGCAGCTGGTTTAAATAGAGGAACAACAAACGCAATTAAAGCAAGAGTTAAACTTAAGTTAGAAGATAGAGATACTTTATATGAAGGAAGACTTAATCCAATGGCAACATTCTCAGATGTGGGAGTTGTGATATTTGGAAACAAAACCTTACAAGTTAAAGAAACGGCTCTTAATAGAATTAATGTTAGAAGATTGTTGTTACAAGCTAGAAAACTTATTTCAGCGGTTTCAATCAGATTGTTATTTGAACAAAATGATGAGGTCGTAAGAAATCAGTTCTTAAGTTTGGTTAATCCAATTTTGGATAATATTAGAAAAGAAAGAGGTTTAACGGACTTTAGAGTTGTGTTGGATGATACGCCAGAATCAATTGATAGAAATGAATTGAATGGTAGAATATTCATTAAACCAACAAGATCATTAGAATTCATAAGTATTGAATTTAACATCACTAACACTGGTGCTAGTTTCGATGATATTTAAAAATAATAATAAAGGTGGGTGAAATATCCCACCTTTTAATTTTATATGTTATGCACGATAGATATTTTGATGAGGAAACTTATATAAATTACGAAAAGTAAAAAAAATAAAATGAAAATTAAGAAAAACGGAAAGGTTGTTAAATTAACTGAATCAGATTTACAACGAATCGTAAAAAGGGTATTAAAAGAAAATACACAAAGTGAGGAAGATGTGGTAATAGAATGTATTTTGAGTAATACAACATTAGAGGATATTAGTAAAATACCACAATCTTGTATTAAAATGATTGTTGACGAAGATGTAACTATGGGGCTTGATTGTATGAAAGAAATGGATAGTGAAACTGTAAAGGTGATAATATCTAAAATTAAACCTATCAGTGAATGTGTTATGGATAAAATGGAAGGTAGATATCCAATGGATGAAAAACCGTAACATATACTAAAAGAAAATATATTAAAAACCCGTCAATCGATGGGTTTTTTTATTTAGAAGAATATTTATAAGAATATGAAAGTTAAACTTACCGAATCACAATATAAATTACTAAAGGAATTTAAAAAAAGAGCGTACTCTTTTGATTGGGATGATAATATTCTTATGATGCCCACAAGAATTCATTTGGATTATAGTGTTGAGGGGTTAATGTGGGTTCCAATTACGGTTTCAACGGAACAGTTTAGAAGTATTAGACATAAATTAGGTGTGGAATTTAGATATTTAAATAATGACATTTCACAATCATTCAAAGATTTTAAAGACTATGATGCGTTTTTAAAGGATGTTGAAGAGTCATTAAGTTATAGAAGATATGGTCCTAGTTTTAAGAAGTTTAAAGAGGCTTTAATTAGTGGTAGTGACTTCTCTATTATCACCGCTAGATCAAATCCACCACGAGCAATTAAAGATGGTATAAAATTAATTATAAGAAAAGAATTTATGCCTTGGGATGAAAAGGAAATGGAAAAGAACTTAAATGGGTTAACAATAGATGAATATCTTAATTTACAAGATTATCACCCAGTTTCTTCTAAAGAATTTATTGATAAATGGGGATTGGATATAGATTCCACAAACCCAGAAGAGGGAAAAAAGATAGCTTTCGAGGATTTTGTTGATAGGGTGGTGGAAAAAGTTAGTTCATATCAAGATACTGATGATTTTGAAGGGATTAGTATTGGATTTAGTGATGATGATATCAGTAATGTTGAGGTTGTTGAAGAATTAATAGAAGAAAAATTAAAACAAAAATATCCAGAGATAAGGTTTTTGGTGTATGATACTTCAGATCCACAGAACCCAAAGAAGAAAAGAATAATAATTAAGAAATAACTTTTTGTAAGTTATTTATATTTATATAAAAAGATAACAATGGGAAGAATATCAAAAATAAAAAGACAACTAATAGAAGAAGCCAATAAAAGAAATTTGGGTCTTATAAAAGAAGATAAAGAATTACGAGCTATGGGAGATAAACTTTCTTCTTTAGAAGGTGAAGCGAAGTACTTAGAAGATGATATAGAAAATGTTGCTTATGATTTAAATGCGAAATTAGATGATGATTATGAAGATGATAATGACATACCAGAAGAATTGATGGATGTATTTTCTCAAGTTCAACACGCACATGAACTTGCGGATGAAACAGGAGATGAGTTAGATACCGCATCATATGGTATTGATGATTATTTATTGGATTTGGATGACGATGAAGATGACGAAGATGTTCCTGTTGGTAAAAGTGATATGGATAAACATCTAAGAGATAAAGATGGTAGAATGGGTAGTTTATAAATTATTATTATCATTTTTTTAAAAACTGAATATTTATATAATAAATAAAACACAACTATAATAAAAAAGAAATTAAAAACAAATTAAAATGGCGGATTTATTAATGAGAATGCCTGTTCCTTATGAACCATTAAGAAAGAATAGGTTTATTTTGAGATTTCCAGATGAACTGGGAATACAAGAATGGTGGGTATCTACAACAAGCCGACCAAAATACACAAGTGATGAGGTATCTATTCCTTTTCTAAATACTGAAACTTATGTTATCGGTAGATTTAGATGGGAGACTATCTCAGTTACTTTTAGAGACCCAATTGGTCCTTCAGCTACACAAGCTTTAATGGAATGGGTTAGATTACACTCAGAGTCAGTAACAGGAAGACAAGGTTACGCTGCTGGATACAAAAAAGATGTTGAGTTGGAAATGTTAGATCCAACTGGTGTTGTTGTTCAGAAATGGATTTTACAAGGAACACAGTTAAATGACGCTGATTTCGGTGGGTTGGATTATTCATCTTCAGATTTGGCTGATATCACATGTACACTTAGATTCGATAGAGCGATAAACGTATTCTAGAATTTAAATAATTTATTATTTAAAAATCCCCTTTATATATTAAACTTATAAAGGGGATTTTTTATGTTTAAAAGGTTTTTTTATTATAATTTAATATTTATAATATAAAGGTATAAAAATATTACTATGAAGAGAATTTATAACACAATAAATGAAGAGATTAATAGGATTAAATCTCTATTTACAGAAGAAAGATTATATGGTGGATTGGTGGAACAATTTGGTGACGAAGAAAAGGAGGAGGCGTCAAAGGAGACGGGAAATGATACACAAGCCGTAAAGGATGACGAAGCTGAAAAACAAGAAGTAATAAAAACAGGTGTTACTTATTGTAATAAATTATTAAAAAACTATGAAAGTTCTTTTTTTAATATTCAAAAAAATAAAAGAATAAATGTTGATAATTTTGATGGTGGTAGAGTTGAGGAGGAATTAGGTAAGTTAGAAAGTTGTGTTAAAAGATTTTGGACTGGTGAAGAATTCCCAAACGGTAAAGAATTATTAAAAGTGGGTACTTATGGTGGTAACGATGTTAGTCAAATGATTGACTTAATTACAAAGATATTAACCTCAGATTCAGAAGGAAGATTAGACTATTTAAATTGGGATCTGGAAAAAATGTTGGGTATGTCAAACCCATTTAAACAATTATCAGATTTATTAGATAAAAGAATAAAAGATGGTCCACTTGACCCAATTAAAAATAAAAAGAAAGAACTTAAACAAGAAGCCGATACTAGTTTTCAAGCTTGTAAATCACAATTAGGTAAAATAAATAAATCACTTAAAAAAGATGGTTTAACTATTGATCAATATGTAGAAGAATATGGGAACACTCTTATAGGTGCGGACGGTAAGCCTATTGAGGGGTTAACCTCTGATATTTTGGGTGGAATGGTTAAAGGTTGTCTTACTAAACACCATAGTAAATTAGGTATTTATTGGGATGTTAATAAAAATAAATATAGGGGTGAAAATAATCTAGGTGTTGCGGTAGAACGAATTATTGATAAATGGAAGATTAAGTTTGAGAAAGAATCTGGAGGTGTAATGGACCAAGTTTATGATATTATGAAAGGTAGTGCTAATTTAGGAAAAGTTAAAAAAACTGGAAGAAATAAGTATAGCGCAAAAATAAATAAAGGGGTTAGAGGATACGCTTTTAAAACTGATGGTAGTCTAGATAATAGATATACACAACTTATAAAAGACGCAATAAGTATACCAGATGGTAAGGAATTAGATTTCGATAAAGAAAATGATAAAACAGGTATTGTTACATTTAGTTTAGTATAATGGGAAAAAGAGTCATCATATCGGAGGGTCAATATGATCGTATTTTTTTGAATGAACAAAAGTTACCTGGGGCAAATGCTGGGGAAATACAACAATTTTTAATAGACAATGGTGTGTTACCACCATATAGAATAGTAAAGGGTAAAAAGTATTCAAACAAGGACTGGGATTTTGGTGATGGCACTGCAAAGGCATTTGCCAAATACTATG